TTATAGAATAATATAACTATAAAGCGCGCACCGCCGATATCATAGCCGGATCGGCTATCTGTTTTTAAGTGTTTTTAAGTGTTTTTACCTGTTGATTGTTTCCGATCTCGCCATAGCCGGTACATGTGGCCCACAAACAATTTAAAACGTAGCCATACCGAGGCCCGCGCCAATAACATGTACAAATCATAACAATCGTAAACATCCGTGGCGGCCGTGTGAGCTGTTGGCCGTACCCATCCCAAAAACGCCCGCACCGTATCCATTGATAAATCGGGGCAACCAATCGGCGTTAAATGTTCATGTACGAGGGTAATGGTATCAATGCCACGCAAACGTGGTATGCGGTGCCCGCATCGCTTAAACGCCTTGTTTATAAAGCCAATATCAAATGCCACGTTATGGCCAACCACCACGCACCCATCCAACATAATGCCGAATACATCCGCAATATCTTTAAATTCGGGCGCGTTGGCCCAATCACTCGGTGTATATCCGTTGATCTCCAATGCCACCGGATCCGCCGTGGCGATGTGTGCCGGCGCAATGCGTTTATGCCAAAATTGTTTGGTGCCATCATCCAATACAATCAACGCCGCGATTTCAATTATTTCGTGGCGGCTGTTATCGAGCCCTGTTGTTTCCGTATCTATAAAAACCAATTTGGCCATACCATACCCCCGTGTTGTGTGTTGGTGGGTACAATATAGCCAAAATATGCAACGTATTATGTGCCGGCCGTTATGTTATCAAATCATCCAACAAACCAGCTTGCACAATACGTTGGCCGATCCATTGTGAACACTGAGGCACGATCGCATTGCCCAACGCCTTTAATTGTTCTTTTTCAATTCGTCGCATGGCTCGCCATTGGGATCGATCCACCCCTCCGGGAATCCCATCATCCATTGTACAAATTGTGGGTTTAGGCGGTTGGGATTGTTGCCAGTATGTTTTACATCCATCATTGCGCTTAATGTTTTTGAATTTCGCCGGTGTTCGGAGGGTGCGCCGGTCTCTTTTGCCAAATGTGCAACCGGTGTTGGCAACATCCCCCGTTGTATCATGTACATTAACGGGCGGCCGCCCTGTTTGTATTGGGTTTTGTGTTCGCATCCCGTGGCCGTTGGCGTTGGCAATAACCCGTGTTGGGTTTGGCTGCTCGGGGGTATATGCAACGCAAAACCACCGCCGGCGTTGGTGGGGTGCGCCGCATTGTGCAGCTGATATAATACCCCATTCAACACAATACCCGAGGGTGGCAAGGGATCCGACCACCTCGGATCCCCCCATGGCAACAATGTTTGGCACGTTTTCCAATATTGCAATTCGTGGTCGTAGCTCGCTAATGATTCGCCACATTTCCCACCATAAACCCGATCTTGTTTCATCTTTAATAATCCCCCGTTGTTTGCCGGCGGTGCTGATATCTTGGCATGGAAATCCACCACATATAACGTCCACCGGTTGTAAATTGTGTGCGCCCACTTCGCGCACATCGTTGTGTATTGTTGCATTGGGCCAATGTTTGGCCAATATGGTTTGGCAAAACGCATTTTGTTCTACTTGCCAAACCGTTGTGGCATCACCAAATGCGCGCTCCAAACCGAGCTCAAACCCGCCAATGCCGGCAAATAATGAACCTATTTTAATCATTGACCCACACCCGCCCCGTTTTGGTTTGTTTGGTACGGTAACCGAGATCACGGCATATTTGCGAGATCCGGCGCGATAATCCCACATGCCGTTGGCCCATCGGTACATCCAACGCATCCAATATTGCATCGGTGGTTGCCGGCATTTCGGGGTTTGCATGTGGCCCGTTTGCCGCTTGCAATACCTTTTGTGCGGTTACGGCCCATGGATCGGCAACAATGTATGCGTGTTGGATGCGCTCCAATTCGGCGGCCTCGTTTGGTGTTAGATGCCATTGCATACCGTTATTGTATTCGTGCAACGCCTCACGAAATAGATCAACACGATTTGTTGCCACCCAATCAACATCAACAGGGCGCACGATTTGCAACGGCCAAAAACGCCGCTCGGGGCCATCCGTTAAAAATTGCATATCGTTGGTGGTTGCAACAAACACCGTACGCCGTTTGCGCAATACGGGGGTTTTACCCCATGTTGGCCGGTAACGATCCGCGGGGGATGTTAAAAACATTTTGGCATTGTTTGCCGATCGGCCGTGCAGCGCGTGCATTTCGGCCAGCTCCCACACCCACACCAACGATTGGTGGATTAACTCGTATGCGCTTTTATTGGTAATGTTGATATTGCTATCACTAAACCATTTTTGCCCCGCCAATGCGCGTAATACGCGGCTTTTACCCATCCCTTTTGGGCCAACCAACGTTAACACCGTGTGTACATCGCAACCGGGATCCATGATTCGGGCAACCAACGATACCATAAACCGTACGGCCAACATATCGTAAAACGGTTGTGTACCGTTTGGCACCTCAACCCCCCAACGTTGATCAAACATACCGGCAATGCGTGGTGTATCCACATCGGGATCCCACGCCGGCAATGATTCCAACCATGCGCGGATGGGCTCAACACGGTTTTGGTTGGCAACGCGGATTATGCACCCAACCAAAAATGTGTCTTTGGTTTTCAATCTGTAATCACGCTCGAGATCCAACGCTATTTGCTCAATGTCGCACGGTTCTAACATGGCCCCGTGATACAACACACGATCGGATTGCACGCAATATTGCAATGTTTCATATTTGGGATCCCCCTCGAGGATCAACGCCAAATTGTGGCGGCTACAAATCGCGGTGGGCAATTTGGTTATGTTGCCATCGGCATCGAATTTTGCGGGGTTTTTTGTTAGTTTGTGCCACGTGTCCAGGTGACCCGAGGCGGGGCAATGTGAACGATCGATTTTATGGCCCAATGATTCGGCAATGGTTAATATTTTGCTCATGATACTACCTTATTGTGTGCAATTGTGTACGGTATGGCCTCGGTTATAACGGCCTGTAATGGTTGATTTGTTAGCGTTGCAATGGCATTGCAAATACGCAAAAATGTTAACATGTTTGGATCGAATTGCGTTAACCGCCACGGGTGTAACGTTTGATACCCAACGCCCGCAATTTGTGCAAACGCCGTGCGGGTCAATTCTAAATTCTGTAATTTGGTATTTAACCACTCGTAAAACGTCATTGTGCCAGCTCCTGAATTGCCCACCCGATTATGTGATGGTGGTAAATTATCAATGTTTCGGTGCCACCCTCGCAAATAACGTTGGTGAACACGTACCGGTGATCGTGCGCCTTGGTTTTGGAGATCACCGCAAACAATATTGCCATGTGTTGTTGTGTTAACGGCCGGTTGATTATGATTCGTTGCATTATGCACCCCCAACGATTGGGTATTTTATCCGATGCAATGCCCGGTTGCGTAGCTGGTTATACATGCGCCGGTTGGTTTTTACTTGGTTTGCGTGTTTGGTGGCCGCTTGCAATGTTGCATATGTGTTTACATACGCCCATTGCCCCGCAACCCACATAAACAACGCAAAACGTTGTGCGGTTGGTTGTATTTTGGTTTGTACCATCGTTTGCCTCGTATGGTTGGTTAATGGGCCCCGCGGGGCCCGTTGGTTGTTATTTGTTGCGGCGTTTAAAGGCCAACATTTTTTGGTTAAGTTCTTCATTAGCAAACGGTGGAAATTTATGGCCGTTGTACTCAAAATGCCATTTGCGTTGCACGGCACACACCGATGCGGTTAAACCATTGCGCAACGTAATCCGTACGTTGTAACCAGTAATTGTTGGTTCTAATTGCAATGTTGCCGGTATTGTTTTGCCATTGTGTGTAAAAGTGATTGTTTCCATTTTTTGCCTCGGTTGTTTTGTAACCCCTCATTGGGTATACTTATATATACCATGTGTGTACATATGTATGCAAGTAAAAAACGCATTTTGTTTAAAATAATTTCAATTGGCGCGCGTGAGCTGTATATCTGGCAACGGCGTTTGCGTGATACTCGGGATCTATTTCCCACGCATCCAAGGCGTAACCGGCATTGTAACATGCAATGGCGATAGATCCCGATCCCAAATGCGTATCAATGATGCGATCCCCCTCGTTTGCAAACGTATCCAATAACCATTGGTACAGCTGCACCGGTTTTTGTGTTGGGTGGATCTTGCCCTTGGTACGATTATCAAATTTAAACAATTTGGCCGGTTTGTTGTATGATGTCCAAGCGAGCTCAATTTGTGAGAAATTGGGCCACGGTTGGCATTTATCCCACGCAATAACGCAACGGCCACCGTGCGCCCAAATACTCGGGAAATAGTTACCGCCCCAAATGATCTGGTTACGCGATACACGCCGCAATTGATCAAAATATTCCGGGGTGGGTGCGTTATCCCACGCATCCGCTTTACCATGGTGGGCAAAAAATGCGCGGTCGCCATATTGCCCACCGCCGTTTAAACCACCGCCCAACCATGATTGTTTATCCATCCCGTACGGCGGATCCACAATTGCCAAATCATACGCGTTATCATCCATGGCCCGCATGGCGTCCAAGCTATCACCCAAATGTAAATTAATCATTGTGTTACCTCCTTAAAACAATTTTAATTGGCGCGTGTGTGCCTGATATCTGGCAACGGCGTTTGCGTGGTATTCGGGATCTATTTCCCACGCATCCAAGGCGTAACCGCTGTTGTAACATGCGATGGCAATGGATCCCGATCCCAAATGCGTATCAATGATGCGATCGCCCTCGTTTGCATAGTTATCCAATATCCATTGGTACAACGCCACCGGTTTTTGTGTTGGGTGCATCCGGTTGGGATCGGTACTGTTTATTTTTACATATCGCGCCGGGCTGTTAAAACTGGTTACCGCTAATTCTACTTGGCTCATGGTTGGTACGTACGTCATTTTATCCCAAACAATAAAGCACCTGTAACAATTAACAGGGAAATAATTACCGCCCCAAATGATTTGGTTACGAGATATGCGCCGCAATTGATCAAAATATTCCGGTGGCGGGATCTCATTATCCCAATCATGAGCTGCAAATTTTGTTTGGCTATTTCTGGTTTTTTTGGGATCTTTACCACCGTATGTTTTGTTGCCTAATCCGTATGGCGGATCCACTATCGCCAAATCATACGTGTTATCATCCATGGCCCGCATTGCCGCCAAGCTATCACCCAAATGTAAATTAATCATTTTGTTACCCTCGTTTTGCGTTTGTGAAATTCGTAATCGTAATGCGCCCGTATCAAATCCATGATCAAACGCTCATATTGATCGGGATCCTTGGCAATGGCCGCCGTGAGCTCGTAAATACGGTAAAATGGCATTGTGTGCGTGTGTTGCAACCACCGGCGCACCGTGGCGGGTTGTACATCGCAATATTGCGCGATTTGGGCCACCGTTTTACCATTGGCATTGGCGGCGTTTATAACTGCATTGCCCAATGTTGAATATTTGATATTTTGATTCATTTTAACAGATCCTCGAGGGTGCCAAACCACCCGCATTTGTTTTGCCGGTTACAACGGGGCCAAACAACGCCGCCGATTGTTTCCGGATCGATTGTGTAATACACCTCGTTATGGGCGCAATTTGGGCACGTGATGTTGCGTACATTGTTACCGTTAACCGTGGCCCCAATTTGATTTGCAACAGCTAACCGCACACCGGGATCCAACATCGCCATGCGAACCGTTTTTGTTTCCGTACCTCGCAACGTGGTTTGCATCGGTTTGGGGCGCACAAATCGTTTTGGCACCGGTACGTGGCTGTAATCCAAATCGAGATATGGCACACCCAAATGCACCGCCGTTTGGTGGTAATGCGCGGTGTGCATTGGATGTTTTGCCGTGCGTGTTGCCTCGGGTATGGTGTAACGGTAATAACCGCGCGCCGCATCATTGATTGCGGATTGATCGGGCATACCACGGCCCACCACATCGATCCACAGCTCATTGGCGGCGGTGGCCGCGCGATCCCAATCGGTGGCCGGTATTGGATTGGCCAACGGTAAAATAACGCGGTATTTGTGCCAATGCGGTTTATGGCTAAATGATGTGTGAGCTATCACGGCCCAATCACCAAACAACCGCCACGTATCAAATGCGGTTAACCCATCATCCATATCGTACACCAAACAGTTAATGGCAACGGCGTTGGCTTTGGATCGGGTACCGTTAAACGTGGTTGGTGACCACATCGGGATGTGTTGTTTTTGTTGCCCACTGGCAACGGGGGTTGTTAACGCACGGGCCAATTGTGTATCACTGCATATTTGCCGTTGGCCCCGCGTGTTTAACATGTGTGTAAATGTTGTAATTTCCATTATTTGCCTCGGATGGAATATACAACCCTGTAATGTTATTGTATCTCGGGTTGGTGGTTGTAAATTGTGTACATGGTGTGCGGTGTTTCGTATGCGTTGGCGTAATAATCCGTGGCTTGTATCTCAACCACCAAATTATCATCAACCCATACGCCCGATTTGCTAATGGCATCCATCACCATTTTGATCAAATTATCAATATCGGGTTTTGTTGTTTTCAACACGCGCCCAGGGCCTTTGATCCTAGCCGGCCGGCGGTGGATGAATTGCACGCACAATTTTAACGGCATGTTGGCCAATGGCGGCGCATCCCCCCAATCATTTGTAATCGTATCGATCGCGTGTTGCATGTATTCGCGTGATTTGGGCGGCGTGTACGCATGGCCCGAACGAGCTAACCGAGGCCGGCCCATCGCAACCGGCGGCCCCGCAATTAATCCCGTATGTATTGATTTCCACATTTTAACGCTCCAATGATTGCAACCGCATAAACGCGGCGCAATGTTCATTTACCACATCGTTGTTAATGATGTTGCCATAATCATCATACACCGCATATAACGCAACGCATATACGCAATAAGAAATGGCTCGCGGGGTATTGTGTACCGTTTAACCATTTATCCAATGCGGGTTTACTACAATGGATCTCGTTTGCCAATTGTACTCGGGTAAAATCCGATGCATCCACCGCGGCATGTAACGTTGCCGCGAACCCACCGCCCGCCAACATTTTTTTGGCCACGGTGCGCCCATACTGTTTTACCAATTGGCGGTGTTTTGTATTTTCCATGTTTAACATTTTGTACCTCTATAGTGTGTTGTAAATGGTTGCCAGATATGCCAACGCCTTAAACGCTGGAAATATTAACATTGCACCGCCCAATGCCATTATACATTGGCCGATCGTTGTGCCGAGCTGTTGCGCCTGTTGTTTGTTCATTTTGTTACCTCGGTTGGTGGTTTATTTTACGTGGCACACATCGCGTATAGGTTGATTTGTACCACGCAAAACAAACCGGGTTGGTTGTTTATAAATTGTTTACGAATAATGCGATTTGTGCGTGTTCATCATCCGATAATTCACAAATGCGATTGCTGAAACGGCCACGCATTAAAAAATTACACGGATAACGGCCATGGAATCCAAACGGTTTTAATACCATGATTAAACCACATTCGGGGCGGCCACTACCAAGTACACACACAACAATATCGGTTGATGGTATCTCACTTATTTGTGTTACATTTTGCATTGTATAACCATGTGGTAATTGATAATTTTGTGGTAATTTAAATTGTTCTCTCGAAACGTTTGTCGCCTTTAAATAAAATTGTTGATCGTATTCATTGTACTCAATTACGCAGCTGAACAAACCGCCATTTTTACCCTTACTAATAAATTTGTATACGGTATCGGTTGGCATGTTGCCGTTTTGCATTTCTTCTAATAATATTTGCGCCTGTTCGTATGATACATATGGTTGCATTGTTTTGCCTCATTTGGTTGTTTTGGTTGTTTTGATATATACACTTGTTTGTGTATACATATATAT